GTGTATCCACGCCATAGATACGCACGGCCAATTCGGGCTTGAGTGGCTGGGGCAAAAACGGTGCTGCTATCACGATGGTATCACCGTCACTGACACGGATGATCTGTGCGTCATAGGTGGCAGAGTTTTTGGGAATTTTTTGTGCCTGGGCAGAGGTCGTCGTGATCGCAGCCGCTATTATAAATGCAAAAATTGTTTTCAACTTATAGCTCCTTTAACTACAGCAAATCTAATCACGATGGCATCGCTGCGATTGTTGTTGGTCATGTTGTGAACTGATATCACGGCGTTGCCTGAATTGCATTTGCCGTTGAAATTATAGACGCCTATGTTGGCATCACTGACCTGATTCAACAAGATTAGGTCAGTGTTGGCAATCTGAGAATTGTTGAGAGTGAAGCTCACAGTAGTATCGCCACCCAGTTGAGCCGCGCTCATGGTAATCTCACCTGCCACAGTATTCAAAGTCACAGGCGTGGTCTTGTCCGTGAGCTGCGTGACTGTACCACCAGCGCCTGAGCGATATCCAATTCCAGCCGAAGCAGAATTAGAAGTTATGGCGCCGGTGCTGAGCACATTGCCGGCCGTGACATTGCCCGATGTACTTGTGAATTGATTGACAGTGATCGTGTTGGCCGTGATATTGGCACCAGTGGCCAGATCCACAGGTATGCCACCCACTGTGGCACCATCACTTGCATAGAGACTGTTGGTATCTGGATTGTACCAGAGTCGACCCAGCTGGCCTACGTAAGTATTGCCATTGAGATTGTTGTCTCGGCTGGTGAACAGATTCTGGATGGCCATCAGTCGTCCAAAGGCTCGTCGTTGCTGAGTTCCATCACAGCCGCAGTGGGTATGCCAGCCCGACTGCGCAACACAGCGAGGTCATCCACTGCTTGATTTTCGTGCGCTTGATCGGCCCTGGGACCATCCTCGTCGAACACATTGTCCACGTCTACGGCACGTTTCAGCAGCTCCATCTTGAGCTGCAAGGGCGGGATCATCACTTCATCATCGGCGCCGAGATCTTGGTTGTCCACATTGTCAATGGGCATGCCACCTGCAGAAGGACGCAACTGGGCTGGGTTTCTAATCTGGGGATCAGGCTGGCCAGGATCTTCGGCCTGCTCAATGGCCGTGGCCAAGTGTCTAAGTACGTCACTGATTTTCATTTGGCATATCCTTGAAAACTTTTGATAGGGCTGGCTGTGTTGCCACCTGGAGGTTCTTGGCTGCGCATATCACCACGATTGAGATCTTGATATCGGCTGCCCATGGCCTTGTAGGCCTGTTTCAACATGGCATCTTCTTCGGCTGTGTAAGGATGGCTGGTATTTGAGTTGTGTGTCCAGCTGGCGCTGGGTACATCGATGGGATTCACACCATCGGCTGCAGCCACTGCCATCATCACACGATTGAGTTCATAGAATCTATCCCGGCCATCGGCGTCCCGGAACTTGTGAAGACCTCGAGTGCCCCAACGCTGTCGTTTGGTTATGGGAGCTGGTCCGTTTTCAACTATGAATTCTTGGGCTCGCACGCTACGAGCCTCCGCCGATCACTCCTGCTGTAGCCGAGCTAGCCGTGCCCAGTTCCAAGGCTGTCCAGTTTGACCCAGTGATGGTCACATGGTTACCAGCACCGGCATAGAGATCTTGCGAACTGTTGGCTGGCACAGAAATGGCCGCGGAGTAGAGATTGCCCACAGCATTGGCTGTGCCCAGAGCCACAGCATAGACCTGGTAGGTCACAGCAGTGTTACCGGTACTGACTCGCAGCTTGTCGGTGTAGACTGTGGCATTGGCCAGGCTGGTGTAGACATTGGCCATCACTGATCTCCCTTGGGCTGCCCGGTATAGGGCTGATAGAGTCGGCGTGTTTGATCCAGCACGCCAGGAATGTCCACAGGCTGCTGGCGATAGTTGCCCGAGGCCGGCGAGTGCGGGTTGGGCTGTACTGGTGTGGTCAGTGCGGGGTCAACGGGTTTGTAGCTCATGATTTCTCCTTACCACATCCGGCAAGACCAGTAACGGGCCTTGGTTCTCGGACCTGGGGTGGCACAACGATGTCGGGCACGGAAGTTCTTCCTGCGTCCGGGTATGTTTTTCTTGATGCGCATGTTGGGATCGCCAAAGTTCACTTTCTTGATGTTGCCAGTGCTGGGGTCCTTGACATAAACCTTGAACTTTTTGACATCTCCGCGCATGGGCTTGCCCAAGGGCACCTTGCGTCCCTGGTACTCTGCTTCGTCCATGGGTTGGAAAGTCACCTCGCTGTCACTGCCCGACAGCTCATTGAGACTGGCCATGGCTGCATCAGCTTCGGTTTCGGCCTGGTCCATGTCAGTGGTATAGCCTTCTACCAAGCCATAGTCGGACAAGATCTCCATCATCACAGCATCGGCTTCGAGTATGACTCGACCGTTCTGACTTTCCAACACTGCAGTTTCTACCAAGCATTCTTGGCGGATGTCAAAGACCACACTGTCGCCCACCATGGGATTGGTCATGGCATATTCAGACTCGGCTAGATATTCGCGCAGGCTTTTCATGGCGATCCTTATCGATTGAGCCCAGCTATCTCACGCAGGCGGGAAATTTCATCTTCGCTCACAGAACTGATGGCAGTCACAGGCACAGTGCTCTGACCGTTACCGGCTATGTCACGCTTGGGCTTGTTGAGTCCTCCGGCCAAGCTATAGTCTTTGGTGTCACCAAGATCAGCTGTGACTGGGTCGGGACTGTTGGCCAGATCTTCTTCCATCTGGCATGAGCCTTTGTGCATACCACCACAGCTGGGGCAAGATTGCTGAGACATGCTGTTCATGCCTGCGAGATTCAACATGCTGGCCAGCTTGTCGGCGTCATCATCGGTGGCTGTGACAGTGAGATTTTTGCCGTGCTCGGAGCTTACTGTGAGATTCACTGTCATGCTTTCAGAGATCATGCTTTCAAGTTCACGATTCCAGCTGTCATAGATACCCTTGCCGAACTGCATGCTGCCTTTGCTTTTCTTCTCTCCTTCAGCAGAGGCAGTGGCCACTGAACCGGCTGTGGTGGTTTCTTTCACTGGCTTCTCTTTTTCATGATCTTGTTTTTCTTTCGCAACACGCTCACGATGTTTGGCGAAAGTTTTTTCTTGTTGAACTTTGCTGTCAGGGGAGGTTTTGCGAGCATCAGCTTCACCAGTGTCAACTTCCTTTACTTTCTCGGGCAGTCCTTTTTCTCGGGTCTTGGCAAACTTTTTCAGCTCACCTGCGGGCATCTTGGCCATCTCTTTGCTTGCGCCACGCAGTTCGCTTTTTGGAATCTCACCTTTCTGAGCAGCTCGAGCGATGCCAGCGGCAGCGCGTTGTGCCTTGCTCACAGCTTTTTCAGCTACCACTTCATCTCCAGGTCGATTGGCCTTGAGATAATCTCGAGCGGTGTCCACATACTCTTTGGCCAAAGTGATCTTCTTCTGTACCCATTCAGGCAAGTTTTCGTTGTCGCTGAGGATGCTCTGCAGTTCTTCAGCAGCATCTTCTATGGTGCGAAGAAAGCTCTTGGCCATTTCACCTTCTTCGTCGTACTCGTCGCGATCATAGTCTTCTGCTACACCCTTGTCCTTCCCACGTATGCTCAACTTGTCTGCGGGGCTGGGTCCAAAGGCCTGGCCTACATTTTTCTTGGCAGGTAGCTGTGTTTTTTTGGCTTTGTCTAGTGCTCGTTGCTCAAGGTCGTTGAGTTTTTTGTGATCTTTGGCCAGCTGGGCGCGTTGTGCCTTGCGCTCGCCCCGACCTTCAGGATCGCCAATCTGCGAAGCTTCTGCCACATTTGCTTCGTTAAAAGATTCAAATCTTTCTACGATGCGATCCATTGCAAGTTCTATAATTTTGTCCATGTCGTCATCGTAGTGCAGACCATTGTCTCTGGCCACATCCATCATCATATTTTGAAGATATCTCTGAGTGGCTCTGCCCATTCGCCCGTCCACAGCATCCTGCAGTTTGTCAAAGTCTTGAGTGCTGGCGATTTCCTGCATGTCTATGTCAATCTCACTCATCACGCCTTCCGCTACATTTTGTTCGCGCATGAGCTTGCTCTTGCCTGTGGGACCACGCGCACCAATGGCACGACCTGTGCCTTTGGGACGACCGCGACCACGTTTTTCTCCCGGTTCAGTGGCAGCTTTTTTCTTGGCGCCAGGCTTGCGATTTCCAAACTGATCAAAGTCATCGTCGTCGCCATCGTCGCCTTGATACTCTGAACCGTAGCTGCCGCGGTGTACTGTTCGTCCTGTCACCGGATCATATTCAGTGCGGCCTTCTTTGACCGGATACATTTTGCCATCTACTTTGAATTCTTTGGCGCCTGTGGCCCGTGCCTTGGCCAACTCGCCGCTGAACTCATTGCCTTCTTCCATTTCAGCTTCGTCCATTTTGTCATGCTTGGAACGGATCTTGGCCATGGTCTCTTTGCTGGCCCCATCGCGACCGGCTTTTTGCAGAGCTTTCATACCTTCTGCCCCATATTTCTTTTTTCCCAGATAGGCCTGCAGAGCTGATTCGTCCATGTCTTTGGCTTGTTTTGCGGCCTGGGCTATAGGCTCAGTGCGATTGCCGTCCCGGTCAAGATCAGGAAAGTCAGGTCGGCGGCCTTCATTGATCAAGCTGTTGAGTCGTTGGTTGATTTCGTAGAAAAAAGACATGGTTATTATCCTCTGGCAGTGGCGCCTGTGGCAGGCTTGGGCGGACGCTTGATCGTGGTCATGGGGCTCTTGGTGCCCTGTGGCAGATCATTGGTTGTACGGGCTGGGGGTGTACGCCCGCCGGCCACAGTGAAATCTGTGCGGTAAGCGTTTTGCAGTACCACATGATCATGCGGGGCTGCGCTGTAATCCTTCTTGAGCGCCCGTTGTTCGGCATCAGGCGCTGGTAAATCGGTGTCGGTGAGCAGGTCTTTGTTGAGATCTTCGATCTTCTTGCTTTCCTGGTCCAGGCTATCTTCATAGCCGATGGTGTTCATCACAATGCGATTGGGATCCAGGCCCAAGAGCTGGCCGATCTGTTTGATCTGCGGCTCAATGGCCGGGTAGCGGAACTCCACATCGATGATGTGCATGGCCTGATTGGGGAAGGCTGGAAAGTCAGGTATTTCTTTTCTCACAGGAGTGGTCTTGGCCGTAGACATTTTAACGATGTCAAACTGTGCCAGTTTTTCCTTGAGATCACCAAAGAAACCCGGAGCCACATCACCCACCACTTTGATGCGATAGTTGTAGGTTCTTTCGCTTTCGGCCAGGTATTTTGCGAATGTTTTCATGATTAGTATCCTATGTGGTATTTAGCTGGATCAAGGATTTTGATCTTTGCCGCGCAGCAGGCGTTCCAAAAGATCGTTGCGATTCAGCACTGTACCTTGTGCTGTGGGTATCTGTGCATCTTCGGGCTGTGTCTGATCCAGCCGCATTTTTTTCATCTGTAGATCGATCATCTTGAGCTTTTTGTTCATCTTGGCAGTCTTGGCCGTGATAGCATGGCCCAGCATGTTACTGGCCACAGAAAATATCTCACTGGCAAATCGCGAGTCCACTTGCATGCCTAGATCCATGAGATCTCGATAGCTGTTCTGTGCCAGATCTGCCAGCTCGTCCATTTCCGTGTCCGAGGCTTCCAGGCCACGCACTGCAGGCAGGGCTTGATCGATCTTGTCAATGGTGGCATCGAGATCGGCAAGATGTTGCTGGGCAGTGACTTCGGCTGTGGTGGATATGTCTGTGACACAGTGAACAGTGTCATCGGATTCTGGCAAGTCAAACAGTTGTTCTAGTTTCCGCGTCATGCGGATATTTAGTGCTATTTTGAGCCGTTGTGAAACATATCGTTTTCGGTGATCACACGGAAGGTGAGTCCGTTACGGCGGCACCACTTTTGAGCAGCATCCCACTTGGCATAGTTCACTGCTACCACGGCACGATCACGACTGCTCATGCGAGATTCTATCACGCTTTGTTTCTTGGGTTTGATTTCTATGAGTTCGGCGCGCACAGTGTTGTCGCGGGTGCGATAAGTGACCAAGAAGTCTGGAACATACTGGCTTTTCTTGCCGGTCACGGGATTCATGTAAGGTATGGCGATGCTTTCGCTGGCCCATTGCAGCACATTGTCGTTGGTATCGCAGAAGCGCATGAAACTCAGTTCCCATCCACTGCGATATCTAGGTTGGCCGCGACCCACATACTTGGCAGGGTTGAGTACCTCGTAGCTGCCCTGCGCCCAACGAGTCATTGTATCACTGCACGAGCAGCATAGAAGTTTGAGGCCACCGGCACATTCACACCCAGCAAGGTGGCCTTGCTGCGAACCAGATTGAGATAGTAGGCCAGGTTCACTGTGAGCTCGATGCCTGACTGTCCTTGGAATCCTTGCAACAAAGTCATGGCTGGAATGCCGGTTTCTTGTGCCACTCTAAACAGGCTCACTGCAAAGTTGCCGGCTGCACGATCAGTGGTCATCACTGAGCGGAAATAGCTGTAGACCACATCATACTCAGCGGCCGGGATGTTTTGTTCATAGGTGTAGAATCTGTCGAACACTCGCACCGTGAGGTCTTGATTGAGGTTGGTTTGATTAACTGTGGGCATTAGATTCCGGGTCCTATGCGATTGGTATTTTGGATACGTTGCAATTCCGCAGGATCACTGGTGCCCGGCACTGGAAAGATCTGGCCGTTGCCGGTGTTGATGGCCTGGCGTACCGCACCGGCCATGCTCTGTCGTACTTGGTTGATGCCCAGGGCCACGCTCTGGCTCAACACCTGGGACGGAGCTTGTTGCCTAGTGGCCACGAACACTGTGGGGGCCTGTGTGGCTCCCACTTGTCCCAGGAAGTTTTTGGCTTGTAGATCTTGTCTCATTCGTCGGCCAATGATTGGTTGATGTCAAATAGATTGCCTGCTCGCAGATCATAACGGAACAAGCTACCAAAGCCCGGAACTTCGATGTTGGGCGCTCCTTGATAGTACTTCACTGTTTCGTAGGCTATGGTCATGCTGTGTTGCATGATACCGTTGCCTTGGCTGTAGTCATAGGTGTCATGGTTCCAATTAGTGATCAAAGGATTGATCAACACATATTCGCTGTAGTTCTTACCGCCATCGAAACCATAGATCCTGATGTCTTTGAAAAACGGCGGTTTACCGGTGCTGCCGGAGGTGTTGCCATCCGAGATGCTTTCGCCGATGTAACCCCAATCATTGACCAATCGATTTTGCGCATAGATGTCGCGGGCATTGTAGCCAAATCCTGTGGTACGGTTGGCCGATGGTCCCAAACTACCATTGGTGTTGTTTGGCGTGCCATACTGCTGGGTTGGATCTTTGTAGTAGTAGCTGTAGTAATTGTACCACAGATTGCGTGCGAGATCACCGCCGTCGTCGTGGAAAGTGATGTTCACAGGATCATAGTTGATACGGGTCTGCACCACACGCTTGCGATTGTATTGATTGAGAGTTTCTGTGGTGATGGTGTACTTGGGCAGTTCAGCAGTCTTGACGATATAGCTGAGTTCGCCCACCGATGTGGCATTCAACACACTGCGGAGACCGGGGATCTCCTGCACATTGATGTTGAACACCACATGGTAAAGGAACTTGAACTTGGGTTTAAGTTCATAACCAAAACTACGGAAGACTTTGCTGGCGTGGGTGTAATCACGCAGGCTTCCCATTTACCAGCCCCGATTAAGCTGTTGCGCCAACCGACGTGGTAGTTCCGCCATCAAAGGCATCGCTGATGTCGATCTGTGCAGCATTGTCAAACGCTATGGTCATGTTGATGGTTACAGGAGCCGATTCACCGTAGTTCATACCACCATAGTCCGCGCCTTTGAGATAGCAACCATACAATTCCCAAGTTTCAATGGCATTGGGCACATCCACCCCATTGCCACCGTCAAGGATTTCAAAGCGTGTGAGGAACTTGTAGTCAGCACCGGCACGAGCCGAACTCATCTCAAGGAAATCCATCTGCTTCTGGATCTGCTCGGCCACCAGTTTGGCCACTGAGTTGCTGGCATCATCGCGGATTTCGCAGGTGGTGTCAGCCCAGGTATATTTGCCGGCCAGTTTCAAGGTGCTGTTATAGATGGGCAACAGGATCTCTTCGAAGCTGAGATTGGGTCGGGCAAAACTGATCACTTGCTTGGTCAGCTCGGTAGTGGGTGTTGATGTGCCAAAGTTTTCAAACACCACTCGGAAGCGGTATCTCAGCTTGGGCATCAACAGACCTTGGGCGCTAGCGCTTTGATCGCTGGCCAAGGGCACTGTCATTTTATTCAACGATGAAACGGCCATTTTTGATATCTCCTATGTTGTTATTTACCTCTATCCAAACCCAGTTAAGCCGCCGTTGCCGATAGCTCGCCGGTATTCTTGATACGCAGCGGGATATAGATAAACTCCACAGCTTTCACAGGCTCGATAGCGATATCAACCCAAAGCTCGTTTCTGTCGATGCGTGCGGGTGTGTTGTTGCTTTCATCGCAGACCACCAAGTAGTCATACAGGGCTCGCTTGGCCACCAGATCAATCATGAGGCTGTTGATCACATTGCTGATTTCGTTACGAGTGATCTGATCATTGGGTTCAAACAAGAACAGCTTGCCGATCTCTTCCAGTCTACCACGCAGGAAAGCCACCAAGCGTGCCACATTGATGCGATCCAGGGCCGAAGTGATGGCAGTCACGGTCTTGTTGCCAAAGTTGGTGATGCCCACGCCCGGGATGAAGGTGATGGGGTTGATGTCCAGTTCATAGAGCACATCACGCAGACCCTGTCCCACATTGACCTGGATGAACTCACCAGTGGTGGCATCCACATAACCGATCGCTGTGGCATTGTCAACCACACCGCGCTGGGTACCAGCGGGTGCCAACCATGGATAGCTTACTGCATCACTGCGGATGATGGTGCGCAGCATCATGTGGCTGGGCGGCTGTACCACGATGTTGCCGGAAAGATCCGTGGTCTGGCAGCTGGGATAGAACACGCCCAGATACTGGCTGCTGGTGCTGAGTCCGTCTTCGGTGTCCAGTCCAAGGCCATTGTTGTTGGTGGCCCAGGTGGTCACATCATTGCCAGTGGCTGCCAAACGCAAGGGTGTGTCACCCACAACAAACAAGGTGTTGTTGCGCTCGTTGCCCAGGGCCACCATATTGGGGATCAGCTCGGGATAGCCCGGAGTGGCCAGCAGGCTGAAGGCCAGCTGTTCTTCGCGTGCCTGTGTACTGGTATCAATGCCGGCTTTCATGGCTTCCACAATGAGCTGGCGCTGGGCTTGACGACCGGCCCACATGGCACCGTTGTCGCGGTTGCCCGATGCTGTGAGCCAGGTGTTTTTCTCAGTGGGCAAGGTTTCATCGGGGAAATCTGTGGCATTGAAATAGTTTTGCTGGAAGCTCTTGACGTTGTAGCCACTACGCCGTGTGTTGAACAGCAGCATACCTTCGGGATAAAGACTGGGATCCGGTGCATCTAGGTCCAGATAGTTGCTGGTCAGCAAACTAACGATGGTAGGAATGGGATCGCTGACAGGGTCTGTGGTGCCGTTAGGAGCCCAACGTGCATCGGCAAACAGGATACCGTTTTCTGTGACCTGGTCAGTGGTATCAATTTCCACCCACTGGCTCACACTGTCCACAGACTCCCAACGATACAGCCGGGGATAATTTTCAAGATCACTGGTGTCTACCCAGAGATCGCCAAACTCCAAGGGAGATTCGGCAGTATCGGTCTGCGTGGTAGGTGCTGTGGCGGATATGATAGGCCCAGTGGCGTTACAAAGCGTGAGATTAAAACCACGCACATCATTGCTCACGTTCTGATATCCCAGCCAAGATCCGTTGTTTTGGATCATGATGTCCACTTCGCTCACAGTGCTGTAATACCAGAGTCTGCCGTCGGCGGGATCTTGATCGGGCTCAACATCTGATTGATCATACCCAAAAACTGGGCTGCCTTGCCAGTTACTGAGCAGGATTGCCGTGGAACTGGATGTGGCTGGGCGCACAAGATCTGTGCCTGTGGTAAATCCTGCCAGGCTCAAGGGAGTGCCGGATAGGTTGTCCAGCTGTATGATACCTCCCAAGCTGTGAGTAAACACAATAGCACCTGCGCTGTTGACACTGGCACTGACAAAAGGCACATTGGCTGCTGATACCGCTGCAATGAAATCAGCCACAGTGGTGCCGTTGATGGTGGCTGTGCCGGTATTGGTTGTGGTGGTTCCAGCCTGACTTCCGCGTATGGTGAAACTGCTGCCGTTAACAAACGGTCCTGGAGTATTGGTATTGCCTGTGATGATGGTGGCACCCAAGGAATAGCGCTCGAAGATGATGTGATTGAACACTGTAAGTTCTAGGTTGTTGGAGTTTTCAACATAGACCTGATCCCACATCAATATGGTAGTGCCCACAGGAATGCTGCGGCCTCCGCCTGAAGGATCCAGCGCCAAGATCGCAGTCCTGTCGTTGGCGTATGCCAGGCAGGACTGCGACACAAAAGTGTCGAGCGCAGCACTGTACTTGGTCATAGTCACGTTCAGACCACCGGCCACTGGGCTCATGTTCTGCCACACAGATCCTGTGGGCTTTGGAAAATCAGCAGTGGTACGCCAGTTTGGACGACCTTGACTGTAGTCTGGCAGATATTCAGGAGCCAGATATTCACCGGCTGTGATGCCTAGAGCTGTGAGCAGTGCTGCGCCTGATGTGGGTCCTGCATCAATGGCAACCACACCGCCATTGGCCGATGAGCCATCATTGGTGGCAAGAGAGTTGGCATAGATTGTCAGTTTGCCACTCACAGCGGCAGCAGTAACGCCAGGGATGGCCGCAGCCGTGATCACAGCAGCAAAGCCAGTTACGGTATTGGTTGCTCCCACCGTGACCAAGGTATCATTGATGTAAAGATCCGCCCCAATGGTCAACGAAGTTGGCGTACCGGTGCCTGTGATGGTGGGCCAGCATTCTTTCCAGTCATCGGTACCAATTTGTACCCAGTTATTGTAGTTGGCACTGTCTGTTCTTGCACATTTGTACCAGCCTTGGATGACTTTTTGTGCTCCTGTGGTCACAGGATCAACAATGACCACAGCATAATCACCGATGCTGCCAACAGTATCTAGGGGTGTAAAGTCTGAATTATCATAATCCACTAGATCAGCGGTATCAGTGATCACTATAGGTGTTTCAGCAGTAAATGTCCCTGTGGTCTGGTTCCACTCGTTGATACCCCAAACCGAAGTGGCAGTGTTTACCCAGTAGGTGCCATCATCGGGATTGCCTGTGGGACGTGTCAGCGTTGCTGTAAGCTCGGTAAGATCAATGTCGACTCGCTGCACATAGGCACGATTGGTAATGCCCAGAGCCGAGTATGCAGCCAGTAGCCCATATTCGTTGAGCTCGTAGCCGTTGATGGGTGTGCCAGCAGTGGTCTGATAAAAGAAAGGAACACCAAACGTGGCAGTGAGCTCGCGCTGGCTGGTGATGAGATAGGTCTGGTTGGCATTGGCGGCCAAGGTACCTGCTGCCACGGCTGTTCCACTGCCGTTGATCTTGTTTTGTGCGGTGGCGATCAAGAAGTAGGGCACAGAGTTAACTGCGCTGGGGATGTATTGACTTTCATCAATGACTGTGACTTCAACGCCGGGTGAGAATAGAGCCATGTCTAAGGTTCCTTTACTGGTTGATAATATTTATGGATCAACCAAAAAAAGGCACCGTTACCGGGCCCTTTGCCAAAGGCCCAGGGTAAATACAGCATGAGACCCATCTGCGAAGCCTGTAATCAACGTGCCTGCGCGGTCAACTATCATCGCGACGGCGTTGTACACTACAGAAAACGCTGTGAATCATGCAGCCGCCGAGGTCGTGGACTCAAACCACGACAACCAAGATGGCAACAAGCTGGATTCCGTAAAAAGTTGCAGTGTGATCGTTGCGGATTCCGTGCTCGTTTGCAGAGCCAGATCTTGGTGTATCATGTGGACGGTGATCTCAACAATGCAGCGGTGAAAAATCTGCGGTGTGTGTGCCGGAACTGCGTGGAGGAAATCGCTAGGAGCGATCTACCGTGGCGACCTGGAGACCTTGCACCAGATCATTGACTTGTGCATAGAGATGATCCAAGCTGGCATTGTTATCGAGCACACGGTCAAATGCTGTACCTACCCAGGCGGTTTCCGAAGCGTGTATGTGCGCTTTTTCCAGCTCCATCTGGCTCAGAGCCCAACGCATGTTGTGTTCAGGGCCTCGATTGAAGCATTCGGCCGCTGAGTACCATTCAGGTTCGTCGCCACGTACCACACGCACTACACTGCCGCCGCTGTTCCTGATGGCTCGTATTTCATTGGGGAAACGGCAATCTGAAATCACTACATCGTCTTGGCTGTTGCGCAGCTTGTTCTCTAGGCTGGCTATCCAGATATCGTCATGGAATCCCCGCCTAAACACTTCGGTGCCCCAGTTTTGCAGCACCCATCTTGGGGTGAGCTCGGGCATGTCCAGGCGCTGACTCCACCAGGCATCCACTTGCTCACGCCATTCGCGGGCCTGACGTGTGCGTCCTTCCAGCATGGTACGATCCCAGCCAAACACCGCACTAACAGCATCTTTGAGAGTGTTTGCAAAACTTTCTCGTCGGAATCCATGCACATTTACCAGATAGTCAGCGATGGTGTCTTTGCCACTCCCAATAAATCCACAGATTCCTATGATCATGTTTGCAAGTCCTTGGTGAAAATGTCGTTGATGTAGTTTGGGCCCACGCCCACGCAGTGGAAAGGTTCCAATGATGTCGGTGAAACAAAGTTGGGGTTGATCCACCAATCTTCAAAACTGAACACAGTGCCAGGATATCGATCCAATGTGTGTTGTGGTATCATGCTGGTCAACAAAGCCACATCGGGCACCACACATCGGTAACCAGCATGCTCCAATATCTGGCGGGATCGCATACGAGCATGTAGATTATCTGAGGTACCAGTATAGGCATCGTGTTCAAAAGTAATCACGGAAAAACAATGCACAGGGACCAGCTTTTCCAGTATGGCCAATGCTTGTTGAGCCAGGTCAACATCGATTTGCAGATAATCGCAGTGAGGCAGTAGATTGGTGTAGTCAAAATCCAAAGCATCGGCTACCGTGAGCAGAGTACGCCTGGTGTCTTTCCACAAAAGCGAATAATCTTCGATGTCTATGCTGATTCCATGCCAGCCAAAGTGCTGTTCAAGATGATGAGTATTGTTACCGTTGATTGGATGTCCGGCACCAATTTCCAACCATGTTCCGTTGGTTTTTCCATCGAGCACCGTCCAAACAAACTGATCTTGCTTGACCTGTGATCGGCTACCCATAGGCCAAGCAGGCTTCATACCATCTCCTTGATCCGCAGCGACTCCAGGGTATCATGCAAGAGATCGATCTGCCTACGGCAGTCTTCCAATGCATGATGGCTAGCTGGATATTTGTCTAGGCTGGGACACAAACTATATACCGTCCTGGCGTCTCGCACGGTGTAATATTTCCAAGGCAAGGCCATGCCTAGACTCTTGTAGGCATGCTCAAGGATGTTCATGTCAAAGGTAGGACCATTGGCCCATACACGCTTGCTGTGCCAGATCAAGCGGCCCAGCTCTTCCAAGGCCTGTGCCAATGGTATGCGATCTTGTTCGTTGAACGCTTCTTCTCTGGCCGCTGCAGGCTGTGTTGCCCACCAATCAATGGTGTCTTGCTCGATGCGGCGTCCAGGTTGGCTGTCTATGTCGATGCGAGCATAGTAGTGCCGATCGAAATAGCCGCGTTGGAATGGATCAAAGGTCTGGGCAGCTATGGTCAAGATACAGGCCTCAGGACCTGTGCCCACGGTTTCAATGTCAATCATGATATCAGCCATGCACTGAGTTTACTTGATTGGCGTGAACTTGTCTACGATATCAATGATAAAACGGTCAATGCGGTCTACTCGTTGTCCTAATTCTTGCCTTAGTTCGGTCAATCGATGATAGTTGTGCTCTATGGTAGGGCGCATATCTAGGAGCATGCCCTGGATATCTTGGATGGGCGATTCACACAATTTTTGGATCTGGGCTGATATTTGTAGTGCTCGTTGGGTGGGGTTATTGCCCCAATCATAACTTTCGTCAAACCAACGGTCAAAAGTACGGAATCCCAAACCACGCAGTTCACGCAGCGAGTTGGGCGACCCCAACAAGAAAAACGGACGTTGATGGTAAATGGTCTTAAAAGTTTTTTCAGTGAACACAGGGTTGCCTGGCGTTTCCAGATAAGTTTCCACGATCACATTCACAAAACTCGTAGCAAACAATCGCGAATCTGTGATCCATCCACCGGACTCGCAGAAATCATCAGTGATGGCCAACTCGGGAGTGCTTTGATATGGCAACATGGATTCTACCCGGTCGGCCATGTCGTGTATCCAGGCATAGTGTTTGTGATCAAACTGTTGGATTACTTGCCTATAGAATTGCACTGCTGAATATCTTTGCTGGTTAGTATCAATCTGCTCGCAGTGGAAACTCGCATGTCCTTGGCCTAACAGATTGTGGCGTACAAGATCATGGAAAAGTGCAAATCTAGTGCTGTGAACACGTTTGATCAAGCACATGTAATGCTTGGTAACTTGTCCTACGTTCCAAGCATCGTAGTCGACCAGGGGCTGTTCATTGTTGTAGAAGTCCCAGTAGGTTCCGTAGAATTCAGGCAGTTCGATGTAGGTGAGATTTTTGTGTTGCCATTGAAATCCCACAGGATGACGTTGTGGCAACACCACATAGATCCTGCGTTGGCCACTCATGAGTGCCAGCTGTAGGCGCTGTGCCAGATCGGCTGCATAAGGCCCAGCCACAAATCCGTCAAAGTTTACATAGTCGCCAAAGATTTCTGTGCCGCGATCTGGGGCCATGCAAGAGATCACCACATCCGGAGTGGACGGCAGCCCGTGCTGCAGGAAGCATTCCAACGAAATCACCGACACTCGGCCATGCCGGCGAGCATGCGCTTCCAGCAGCTGATGTCCCACCAGTTGGAATGGCATGGACTCTAGCCTATCACCCAGGTCAAGGGCTGGCTGGCATCCACGTAGTTTTTGAGTTGTTCTATGAGACTGTCTTGTTGTGCCTGTGCTTCGGCTTTCATGGCCGCACCATTCAGTGTACCACCACCCTGTGGGCCAGCAATGGTGCCAAACTTTTCTCGTGCCTCGCCAATGATCATCTTGCAGGCTGCTACCATGTAATCACGGATCCACTGGCTGATTTGGAAATCGCTGAGCAGGTTGATTTCAGGTTTGAGATTGTAGGTCCACAGCAGCACATTTTCACCAGTGCCTTTGGGGTCACGGATAAGCTGCAGTTTTTTGGTCACAGGATTCCAGGTGTAGTTCATGTAGCCGCCAAACATCCTGGCTGCCAGTTCCACATATTGTGTGTAAAAATCATAGGTGGCCATGCCACCGGCCACGTTGAAGTTCATGAGATACACATTGAGGCTGGCCTGCGCAAATGGGTCAAAGTTGCTGGCAAATGGTCCAGTGCTGTCGCCGAATGTTCTGCGGAAGATCTGGCGCACAGTGACCACTTCCTGTGGCAGTTGGTAAATGCTGACATCGCGTACCAGTTCCAAGAAACTGTAGCTTTCTTCGTAGGCATTTTGTGCCCGTTGACGATAGGTGCCCAGGGTTTTCTGATAGGCTGCTTCATAGTGCGAAGGGTCCAATTCAACATCAACGATGTCGCCGCCCAGTTGTAGGCGCACATATTCGATGAGGTTGTTTTTTAGCGTACCAAGGCTGTCTTGTTGTTGCTCCATGAGTGTATTTAGCCGGCTGGGTACAATGACCGCACCACTCCCGGTAACCAGTCTGCGAACTCTTGGGGCCAACGTTTTTTCAGCATCAGCAACACCTGTTGATTGTGATCGGCAGCTCGAACACAACGAGCTTGTAAACCAGCAAAATCCTGTGCCTGCAAACGAGCCACTGTGGCATCAATCAACTCCGGCATTTTTACCCCGCGCGTGGCTGACCCTAACTCATCGTACTCTCGATGATTGACCACGTCATCCATGACGTCAAACCCCAGACTCCGTAGATACTGTATGCCCAGCCTCGGTCCCAGCATGATCCAAGGCACTGGTGTACACAATGCACGAAAAATCTTTTCGCTGAAGGCTACATTGAAATCGCCGAGATAGGTTTCTACAATCACATTGAGCCAGCTGGTCACATGGCTTTGTTCCATGTTCATGTCATGATTGCGTGTGGGTATCATGAGAGAAAGATCACGTACCAATTCAGGATCAAGATCTTTCTGCCTGGCCAGCAGCTCACGGAATGTCTGTTGTTTGCGTGCCAGACTCTGATCTGCATCGTAGGTCCAGCAATTGAAATTCACCCAGGCTCGATCCATGAGTGCATCAAAGCTGCCCGAACCTTTGACCAGCCTGGCCAGCAAGGCACTGCGGTGGATGTCCATGCGATTGGCTGCAAAGTTGAAATCTCTCTGCGGACGCCAGTCTTGATCTTCGGGCACATACGAATACAACCCCAAAAAGGACAAAGGAAGCCGCTGATACACAAAATCGGGCTGCACCAAAAGGTGGTTGTCGGTGATCACAATGTCGCGGTCCGCGAACCACTGTGCAGGTGGTCGGCTTCGCCTGGCTCCGCAGAACAGTATATCATCTACCAGACAAATCACAGCCCGCTGGCCATCACGATGCCAGACCTTGACATTGAGTCCGTCGGGATCATCATCGGGTCCTGGTTCAAAGCCTAGATTCCAAAATAGGTCACGGAACAACAGACTGATTTTGTCTTCTTGCAGCACACAACGACTTTTGCGGAAAATCTCGCTGGCTGTTCGTCCCGGGGATGGATCGCTGTAATCCAGCATCACCAGGCCTTCAAGATGACTAGGTTTTCGGTGCCGCGGCCATTGAAAGCAGTTTCGGTGGTGTTGAGATCCTTGAACAGCTTGCGAGCCGCAGGCTTGCCAGCCGCTGCCAAGGCTTTGAGTGTGTCTGCAGGCTTGCGCAGTGTTTTCTGCTGAGTGTCTGCGGTACCAAACCCAATGATAGCATTGTTTTTCACTGTAAACACTCCCACATGACTGTCGGCCACCACATGGATGAGTTTGCGTTTCTTGACATCATAGAGCCAGGCTTCGCTCTTGTCTACCAGACTGGCCGCCGGTAACCCTTTGAGTTTGAGCTCGTCGAATTCAGTGATGCATTTGAATTTGGCCGCTCGGCGTTCGGGACTCACAGGCTTGGCCTTGCGTGGCTTGCGTTCCACTTTCTTGATCTGTACATAGGCACCGCAGTCGTTGATCACTGCTTCACAGAAACGCACAAGGTTCTTCAACTGCAGTTTGGTGAAGTTGCTGTAGCTCTCGGCCAGTTGTCCGTCGCGTCCGGCCAGCACTGACTCAAGTTCTTGCTGGCGTTGGCGCCAGGGCTCGGCGATGTCTGTGACCATCTGAGGTGACACGTTCATGCCGCGGATGAGAGCTATGGGCTTGATATCTGCGGTCATCTTGGCGCCGGCCCGGATGAGATCGTCGTACATGCCTTCCAGCTCGCCGGCACACTCCATGGCTCGTTCTCTCAGTCGGTCTTGGATGGTCACCCGCGGGGCTGCAGTGTCTGTTTCTTCGCTCACAGCAGTGCGAGGCTCAGGCTCGGCAGCGTTGACCAATTCAGCGATGGTGTCAGTCACATAGGTGCGTTCACGATCGTTGAACTCAAATCCACGGAGATTGATCCGGCACAGCCAACCCAGGGTATTGGCCACACGGCTTTCTGGCACCCGGGCAAAAGATTTGGTCAGAGCTGCGTGTTGGTCCTGGCGCGACAGCCAGTCAATCACACACTGTTTGGCTTGCCGCTTGTCATAGTGGTAGTTGTACCAGGTAAATGCACCGATCAACTTGATATTGCGCTCAGATGCATCCATGATCTGGCCTGGGGACCATTCGGGTTCATGCCCGGTGTACTTGAGATCTGGTGTTTTGGGATTTAATGCTTTGATGGATTTCAATGCAGTAGCGTTCATCGCCTCTCCTTGTGCATTAGTTTAGCAAGCATGAGATGTGCTTCAAAATTCCTGATCACTTCTGTGGCCTCGCTCAGCAAGTGATCAAATTTGGGACTGCCCCGGCCATGCCGGCGGCAGTTTACCCATTCTGCGTTGGCTTGTTGCAAGAGCCGTGCGGCTGCGCGGTTCATACGCCATAGATCATGTGTGCCCACTGTGGCACCCAGATACACGCAGCGTGCCCGATCCAAACGGCGATCTAGCTGGTGCCAATCTTCCAAGTCCATAGTCTATTGTAGCAAAACAATGATTTTGAGTCAACCTTGCCCATAAATACTCCACTATGCCGCGCTTGAGCCTTTATCGTCCTAACCGAACCCGAGACTACCAGTTCATCGACCGCACCATCCGCGAGATGTACACTGTGGGCGGGGTAGATATCTATGTCCACAAATATCTGGGTCCCGAAACCGGTGGTGAGGATTCGGCGTTTTCCGGCAACTTTGATGTCACGCAACCGGTATATGAAACACAGAGTCCACTCAACATCCAGGATCTCTTGTTGCTGGAAAATCGTGACAGAGTCTATGATCCCGATGTCTATGTGATGCGTGGTGTTTACAACACCCAAGACATAGATTTTGATCTCAGCCAGTTTGGCCTGTTTCTCAACAATGATACGCTGTTCATTACTTTCCACTACAACAACATGATTGATGTGTTCCAGCGCAAGCTCATGAGTGGCGATGTGCTGGAAGTGCCCAATCTCAAAGATTATTTTCCTTTAAATGCTGCCATTCCCGAGGCCTTGCCCAAATACTATGTGATACAAGATGCGGCCTTTGCGTCAGAGGGATTCAGCCAGACCTGGTTGCCGCACCTGTGGCGTGTGAAAGCCACTCCTCTCACCAACGCCCAGGAATACAAAGAAATCCTAGATCGTCCCATGGTGGCCGAAAACATCTGGGACTGGGACAACTTCTATCCTGCGGGCACCATAGTCAACTATGGCGATGTCTACTATCGTGCCCTACAGAATGTGCCAGCTGGGATAGAAATCACTGACACTGCCTATTGGCAAGAGTATACACCGGCCACACAAAGCGATCTCATGACCACTCGCAGCAAGGATCAAGAGATCAACGATGCCATCTTGGCGCAGGCCGATATCGAAGTACCGCTCAGTGGCTACGACACTGTGAAATTCTTTATCACTCCTACCAATCCTGATGGCACTCCGGCCAATCCTGTGGGACTCAGTGCCGATGAAACTGGACCCACTGTAGACGGTACCGAGGGCGGGGCACAAGTCACTCCCAGGGCCGATGGCTATACCATGGGCTATCTCACCGGCGACGGTATACCGCCCAATGGCTTGCCTGTGACCCCAGGGGTGAATTTTCCGCCCAACCCGGTGGTGGGTGCCTACTGTCTGCGATTGGATTACTCGCCCAATCGCTTGTTCCGCTACAACGGCAGCCGCTGGGTAAGGATCGAAGATCGAGTCAGGACCGACCTCAACAACGGTCCCGATAACAAGACACTGCGATCAGGTTTTGTCAACAACACAGCCACGGTACATACCACAGATCGCGGCGCCATACCCAGCCGGCAGAGTCTCAGCGAAATACTCAAACCCAGAGCCGACAACGGAGGCTAATCTTGCAGCAATTTTTTTATGACGATCAAATACGCAGGTTCCTACTGCAGTTCACACGCATCTTTTCAGGATTCCAGGTAGAATATGGCCGAGACGCTGCCAATCCCGATGCCTATGCTTTGCTGCGAGTGCCGGTGCGATACGGCGATGCTACTCGACAGGCCCAGACCATCATACAGGAAAACTCGGCCAACAATCTTCCGGCCACGCCGCTGATGACCTTTTATGTGAGTGCCCTGGACTATGATCGGCCCAGGATGCAGGAACCCTATCATGTGAGCCGCATTGCGGTAAAACAACGCACCTACGATCCCAGCACGGAAACCTACGAAACCACACAGGGCAATGCCTTTACCATTGAACGTTTGATGCCGGTGCCTTATCGCCTCACCATCAACCTTGACATATGGACCTCCAACACCAATCAAAAACTGCAGTTGCTGGAACAGATATTGACCCTGTTCAATCCCAGTCTAGAAGTGCAGAGCACTGACAACTACATAGACTGGACCAGCCTCAGCATCGTGGAATTGGAACGAGTGAACTGGTCGAGTCGTACCATTCCCATTGGCACAGAAAATCCCATCGACATAGCCACGCT